GTATCGATTTTTTATACGCATAATTAAATCTAAATCGTGTGGGTATAGATATACCAAACTAAAACCAGTTTAAGTTCAGATGGATATAAATAAAATACATAACCAAGATTGTTTGGAAGCTATGAAGCTAATGCAAGACAATCAATTTGACCTTGCTATAGTAGACCCTCCTTATGGTTTAAATATAGCAAAGACTGGTAGTTTGGGTAGGGATAAATTTTCAAAAAAAAATTGGGATACACAAACACCAACCCAAGAGTATTTTGATGAATTACAAAGAATAAGTAAAAATCAAATAATATGGGGATGGAATTATATGACTGATAAATTACCTACTTGTAAAGGTTTTATATATTGGAACAAATTAAATCACCACGATAATAGAAGTAGTGGAGAGTTAGCTTATTGTAGTATAAATGGATTAGCTAAACATTTTGAGTATATGTGGGATGGCAATAGATACGGATTTAAAAGTCAAAAAATACAAGGAGTTGGTAAGCCTAGCATAAGAATACACCCAACACAGAAACCAGTCAAGTTATACGAGTGGCTACTAATGAACTATGCAAAGGAAGGAGATAAGATACTTGACACGCACTTAGGTAGTGGCTCAATAGCCATAGCTTGTCACAACTTAGGTTACGATTTAACTGGCTATGAGCTTGACAAAGAATACTACGACAACGCTATCAAGAGAATAAAAAACCACCAAGCACAAACTAGAATATTTTGAGAGGGAGAAAAAAAATACCAACAAAAGTAAAGGAGCTAAAAGGCACACTAGAGAAATCCAGGTTAGTGGGAAATGAAATGGAAACTTCTCAAGTTGTTAGTATGCCTTCGGCTCCCTCCTTTCTCAATAAACAAGGTGCTGATGAATGGAACTTAGTCACTAACGAACTAGCCAATATTAAGATGTTGCATCTAACTGACTTATCAATCTTAGCAGCCTATTGTAATGAGATAGGTATTTACCGAGAGATAGCTCAAGAGTTACAAGGCAACTTTACAGAGCAGACAGTTGACAAAGATGGTAGGTTGAGGTCTAGTAAGATTGCACCAAAGTACAAGGTAATGCAAAACGCTTTACAGAATGCAATGAAAATTGCTACGCAATTTGGATTTACTCCAAGCTCAAGGGCATCTCTTAGTATGCCAGAACAAGATGAGGAAAGGACTGACGATTTTAATTTCTTTGACTAATGAAACTTAAGGAGGACAAGACTTTTTACTTTGATGACAAAGCAGCAGATAGAGTAGTCTACTTTATAGAGAATCACATTAAGCATATCAAAGGAGAGTTAGGAGGTCAGCCATTTAAGTTAGAGCCATTTCAGAAAACAATTGTAAGAGATTTATTTGGTTGGAAATATAGAGATAGTGGACTAAGGAGATTCAGAACTGCTTACATTTGTCTACCAAGAAAGAACGGTAAGAGTACACTTATCTCAGCTCTCGCACTCTATATGACTGTTGCCGACGGAGAGCCATCAGCAGAAACTTATGTGTGTGCATTTGATAGGTCACAAGCTGGGATAATCTTCGACGTGGCTAGTGGTATGGTTAGAGCTGACAAACAACTAGAAAAGAATTTAAAAGTATTTAAGAATAGTATAGTTCACGAAAAAAGTAATTCATCTTTCAAAGCATTATCAAGTGAGGCTTCTAGTAAGTATGGATATAATGCTAGTTGTTGTATAATGGATGAGGCATTTACTCAGCGTGATTCAAGTTTATGGGATGCACTAACGACAAGTGTAGCATCTCGTAGGCAACCTTTGAATATCGCTATTACTACTGCTGGTTACAACAGAGAGTCTTTCTGTTATCGCCTAGAGGAATACGGTCGCAAAGTTTCAGAGAATATTATTAAGGATGATTCGTTCTATTATGTAAAATATTATTGTCCAGATGATGTTGATTGGACTACAGAAGAAGCGTTAAGATTAGCTAATCCTGGTCTTGATAGTGGTGTAGTTAAATTAGACTATTTAAAAAGAGAACAAGCGAGAGCAATAAAGTTACCAAGTTTTACCAATACCTTCAGAATGCTCCATCTTAATCAATGGATGAACTCAAATGTTCTCTGGTTATCAGACGCTCAATTTATGGAGTGCAACAAAGCTCCAATACACTTAGAGGATTATAAAGGTATGACGGCTTATGCTGGACTTGACTTAGCGAGTGTTAGAGATATATCAGCTTTTGTTTTAATCATTCCAGAAGATGATAGGTTTACGGTTATCCCTTACTTCTTTGCTCCTAAAGAAAATGCTTTTATTCGTTCAAGGCGTGACCAAGTTGATTATATTTCTTGGGAGAAAGAGGGATTGATGGAGCTAACAGAGGGCGATGTAACAGACTATAACTACATTAAGCGTAGAATAAAAGAAGTGGCTGAGGTTGTAAACATAAAGTCTATTGCATACGATAGATGGAACTCAAGTCAGTTAGTTATTGATTTATCAGAAGATGGATTGCCGATGGAGAGCTATGGTCAAGGCTTTGCTAGTATGTCAGCACCAACTAAAGAACTTGAAAAGCTAATACTAGGCAAACAAATTAACCACGCTGGTAACAAAGTGTTGAGGTGGATGTGTTCTAACTTAGCTATGAAAACAGACCCAGCTGGAAATATAAAAATGGATAAGAGTAAATCAACAGAGAAGATTGATGGAATGGTTGCACTTGTTATGGCTCTAGGCTGTTATATGAATGATGATTCTAGCGACTCATCTACCTATGATGATAGGGGAATAGTATGGATTTAACTTTTGCGATTTCTCTTATCTTTGTAATGTAATTACAGATTTATGGGACTATTTGACTTCCTACGTTCAGAAAAGCGTGGAGATAATTTTTTAAAGGCTGTATTTGGTGGCTATGGTGCAGCCAACAGAACAGCAGTTACTAGAGATACATCTTTAACATTTAGTGCAGTATTTGCTTGTGTTAGAGTTATTAGTGAATCAATAGCAAGTCTACCCATAAAAGTTTACAGAGTCGAGGAGGATGACGATAAGATAACTGACGTCAGCCATCCAATCTACCGACTACTAGCTAGAAATCCTAATAGCTATATGACACCATACACATTCCTAGATACTCTAATGACCAACTTATTGCTAGAGGGGAATGCGTATTACTACATTTCTAGAGATTCTAACGCTAGACCCATAGAGTTAATTCCTATCAATCCAGAAGATGTTAAAGTAATTAAGCACGAAGGACAAATATACTACGACATTAAAGACTATGAGATAGGAGTAATGAAAGAGGATATGCTACACTTTTTCAACTTATCGTTTAATGGTTGTGAGGGAGTAAGCGTATTGAAAGCACAGAACACAACAATAGCAACTTCTATAGCTGCTAACGATACAGCAAATAGTTATCTTGGTAACTCTGCTCAAGTTGGTGGAGTTATTAAACATCCAGGTAAACTAAGTAAGGAAGCTGTAGCAAGATTAAAGAACTCTTGGAATCAGAATTACTCTGGCTCATTTGTAGCTGGTAAGACCGCTATCCTTGAGGAGGGTATGACATTCGAGCAAACTAACATTGATGCTAACAAGTATCAACTTTTAGAGACTCGTAGATTTCAGATTGAAGAAGTGGCGAGAGCGTTCAAAGTGCCATTATCGATGATTGGTCATCTCGAAAAGGCAGCTAACTACTCAAGTATAGAAGCATTAAGTATTGACTTTGTTAGGTTTACATTGATGCCATATATGGTAATGATAGAGCAAGAACTTAACAGAAAGCTATTTAGAGAAACAGAGTTCGGCTCGTTTACTATTAAGCTAAATGCTAATGCTTTACTAAGAGGAGATAGTTCCTCACGTGCTACCTATTACAGAGAGATGGCTAGTATAGGTGCTTTGTCTATTAATGAGATTAGACGAATGGAGGACTTGAATAGAGTAGGACCAGAAGGCGACCAGTTATTTATGCCGTTAAACTTTGCTCCAGTTGGAGACGTAGAAGAGGAGGACAAAGAATAGATGCCGATACCTACTAAAAATATAGACGAGACTAACGAGGAGTTCATCGAAAGATGTATGGCTGATGATACTATGGTAGAGGAGTATGAAGATGACCAAAGGTTAGCAATCTGTTCTTTACAATTAGAAGAAGAAAGAGACACTAACTTTCCTACAAAGGATGAAGATAAAAAAGTAAGTTTAAAGAATAGTAACTATCCTCAGTTTGATTATGACTACGCTTTAAAACTAAAAGAAGATTATCCTAGCATTTGGAAAGCTGGTGGTAACATAAGAGGAAACGATGCTTTTATGTTATGGGGTAGAGCTAGAGATGGTCAAGAGACAGAAGCTATTACTGAATGGATAAAAGAACGAGAGGCTTGGATAGCTAGACATTATGAAGATGGCAAACAATTTAAAGGAGATAAAGAGCCTAATCTATCTAACGTAGGTGGTGTAGTTGCTCAGATTAAATGGGGAGTAATAGGAACACTAGGAGAAAGTGGAATGAAAGAAGTTATCTCTGTACTGAAAAAAAAGATAGATAATAAAGAAGATAAATTTATAAATATGAAAAATAAAGAAATAAGAACATTTAATGTTCAAGACTTAGAGCTAAGAATGGACGGAGAGAATCCAGTAGTAGTAGGCTACGGAGCAGTCTTTAATAGTGAGTCTAATGACTTAGGAGGCTTTAGAGAGTTTATAGCTCCTGGTGCTTTTGAAGGACGTTTAGAGGACGATGTACGTTTCTTAATTAATCACGATGGTTTACCATTAGCTAGAACGACTAACGGAACGCTAAGACTATCTGTTGATGAGAAAGGTTTAAAGTACGAAGCTAAATTAAATCCTAATGTATCAACGTCAAGAGACTTAATTGAATTACTAAAAGACGGTACTATTAACCAATCATCTTTTGCATTTATTGTAGAGGATGACTCTTGGGAGGTAAAAGACGGAACAAACTACAGAACTATTAACAAAGTATCTAGGCTTTACGATGTCTCGAGTGTAACATATCCAGCTTATGATGCTGCTAGTAGTTCAGTTGCTTTACGTTCTATGCAAGAATGGCAAGAAAAAGAAGAAGCTAAAAAACTAGAAGAAAGTTTAGAGGCTGAAAAATTAGAGGGTATAAAAGAAGAAGAAGATTTGAAACAACGCTCCCTCAATGAAATGCGTTTAAGAATCTTAAAAAATAAATATTAATATTAATTTTCTATAAAATGAAAAACTCAAAATCTTACAAAGAGGAAAGAGCTGAGGTTATCGAAAAGATGGAAGGACTAGTAGCATCTGCTGAAGGTCGTGACTTATCTTCTGATGAACAAAGCAACTTTGACTCTTTAAATGAAAAAGTTGAGGAGTTAAACAAGATGGCAGTTCGTGCTGAATCTTTTGAGAAACTTCAAGCAACTAAAGCTGTTAAAGAAGAAAGAACAAACACTCCTAAAGAAATTAGAGAGTATTCTTTCCAAGAAGCTATGAAAGCTGCTTACTCTGGTAAAGTAGAAGGCTTAGTTAAGGAAATGGACGAAGAAGCACGTAATGAGGCTCGTTATACTGGTCAAACATATAACGGTATTGCTATACCTTCTTCTGTTTTATCTCGTGCTGCTGTAGGTACTGCTGCTGGTAATGCAACAGAAGTTATGGCTTGGACTGACCAATTAGAAGCAAACTTAGTTTTAGCTTCTGCTGGTGCAAATACATACTTTGGTGTAAATAACGCAAAGTTCCCAGTATTTAGTGCAATCAACTCTGGCTTCGTTCCAGAAGCTGGTGGCTCTGCTCCAGCAGCTAATGGTACTGCTTCTAGCGTAACTTTATCTCCTAAGAAACTTATCTCTATCGTTAATGTTTCACAAGAGGCTTTAACTCAGAACGCTGGTATTGAAGGTGCTTTAAGAAGAAATATGGCTGCATCTGTTGCTTCTACTTTAGAGGCTGCATTATTAGGTACTGGTGATGTATCTAACGCTCCAACTTCTATCTTTGCTGATGCTGCTACTGGACCAACTACGGTTACTGCTGCTGATTGGATTGAAATGGAAACTGACTTGATTGCTAATGGTGTATCTTTACAAGGAGCTAGAATGGCTTACTTATTAGACCCATCTGCTTATGCTACTGTAAAAGGTTTAGCACAAGTTTCTAATGTTTCTCCTATTTGGGACAACGCTAGAAAAGAGCTTAATGGCTACTTCGCTTTCGTATCTCCTAACGTAGGTAACGGTGGAACTGCTGGTAAAGACCACGCTCTATTCGGAGACTTCTCTAAATGTCATCTAGCGACCTTCGGAGGTATCTCATTAATCGTGGATAGCTTTACTGATGCTGGAATCGGCCAGACAAGAATGATAGTTCAATCACTTGTGGATGGCGATTGCGTTCAAAATGATACTGCTTTTGTTAATTTGATTGAAGCATAATTTGTTTATTTTAACGGAGGGAGTGGAAACACTCTCTCCATTAATTTTTTTTAAATGGAATACTATAACTACAACTTTAACACATTAAGAGGCTCTGACTATGTGCCTTATGGTAAGTTAGTTCTAAAGACTGCTCCAACGTCTACGGTAATATCATTATCAGAGGCTAAAGCATTTTTAAGAATAGACTCAGACTATGACGATGACAATACTTATATTACGTCTTTGATTAATGTTGCTACGCAAGTTGTAGAAGAGTTCACTAGACGTAGACTAATGACTCAGACGTACAATATATTTTACGATGAGTTTCCTCCTTACATTGACTTACAAGTGGGAGATGTTGCTAGTGTTACACATATTAAGTATTACGATGCCGACAATACATTACAAACTTTAGCTACTGACCAATACGATGTAGATACTAAGGTAAGACCAGGAAGGATATATGAATCGGAGGATGGAGACTTTCCAAACACTTACGAAAGACCAAACGCTGTAGAGGTTGAGTTTATAGTAGGTGGCACAGCTAGTGACGTTCCAGCTCCAATAATTCAAAGCATTTACATAATTGTAGGGCGTTACTTCGAAAATCGCCAGGACGTTGTTATGGGAACTCAAGTAAATGAATTACCTTTAATGGTAGACCACTTATTAACTCCTTACCGATTGCTTGAACTATGATTATAGGCAAACTAGATAGAAAGTTAAAACTATATACACAGACTTACTCGACTAACGCTTATGGCGAGAGAGTAGTATCTGACAATAGTTACGTTACCATTTATGCAGACTTTGACTTCAAAGGTGGTAATACTAACTTCGATGCTGATGCCTTAATCAATGACGAGCGTATAGAATGCTTAATAAGATACAGAACAAACATTGGAGTAAGTCCACAATACTTTATCTCTAATGGCTCTACTAATTATTCTATTAAGAGCATAAAGGAAGTAGGTCGTAAAGATGCTATGGTGCTTTTATTAGAGAAGAATGACGTAGTAGATTTATCACAGACAGCTCCTAATCAATTTGTCTTTACTATTGACACAGAGAACACTTCTAGTGGCTCTAGCTTAAATACTCAATTTATGATGCCATTGGTTAGTGGTGGTAGTTATAACGCTACAGTAAACTGGGGAGATGGCTCTAGTGATACAATAACAAGTTACAATCAGCAAGAGGTCACACACACTTATACAAGTGCTGGACAATACGAAATAAGCATAGAGGGAACATTACAAGGATGGCAATTTAATAACGCTGGAGATAAGCTTAAAATGCTTGACGTAAAACAATGGGGAGTTTTAGACTTATCTACTAACGCTGCTTTCTATGGATGTACTAATTTAGATGCTAGTGCTACAGATGCTCCTACTATATCTACTACTTCTTTTAGTTCAATGTTTTTAAGCTGTACTAATTTTAATGGAGAGATAGGTAATTGGGATATAAGTACTGTGACAAATTTATATCAATGCTTTTATAATTCTTTTACATTTAATAAATCTTTAAATAGTTGGGATGTAAGTAATGTTACGACTTTCTATAGAACATTTAGAGGGGCTAAAAGTTTTGACCAAGATTTAAATTCTTGGGATACTTCTAATGTAGAAACAATGTATCAGATGTTCTATGATTGTAATCAATTCAACGGAGACATATATAGTTGGGACACTACTAACGTTGAGAATATGCAACAAATGTTTTACAACTGCGACCTATTCGACCAATCACTAGCAGATTGGATTATTGCAAATGTTTCTAACTTTACTAACTTTATGCAGAACGCTACTGGTCTAAGCACTTCTAACTACGATGCAACGCTAATAGCTTGGGCTGCTGGTGTAGTAGATACTGGTATAAGTATAAACTTCGGTGGCTCACAATTTACAGAGTCTGCATATGCTTCAAGATTTAGCTTAATAGAGGACGATGGTTGGACTATTGTTGATGGTGGTATCTTTGACCCAACACCAGCCGATTACATAAGCGTATTAAACACAAGAGTAGTAGCTGCTGGAGGAGTAGTTGAGAACACTACTGATAGCCAAGCATTCTTACAAACATTAAACGACATAAGCTAATGGCAGACGGACTATTAAATAAAGCAAGTATAATCTTAACTCCTACTGGTTACAAGGCTGGTAAGCTTTACAACGTAGCACCAATAGACGAGCCTTATGAGGACTTTGACTTTGCTAGAACTTCAACTGCTACAAGAATTAACTCTAGTGGATTAGTTTCTAATGTAGCTACTGGAGTACCAAGAATAAGCTATGATAGTAATGGAGATAATGGTCATATATTGTTAGAGCCTACTTCTACTAATTTTCTTCCTTATAGTGAGGATTTTAGTCAAAGTGATTGGGTAAAACAAACTAACATAACTCCTACATATAATACAACAGAAACTCTTAGTCCTGATGGAACTTATAACGCTACAAAATTAGTAGGTAATGGAACTGATGGTATATTTGATGGTAGTTTAAACATAACGGGAGATGTAACAAGGTCAGTTTATTTAAAAAGTGTATCAGGTACAATCAATGTAAAATTAAAAGATAGTAATATTGATATAGGTACTGAAACTTTAACAGTAACAACAGAATGGCAAAGATTTTATTTGTCGGGAGATAATGGCACATCTACACAAGGAATATGGATAGATGATATTCCTTTAAGTGGTGTTTATATATTTGGCGCACAAGTTGAAAACTTACCCTACGCTACATCGTACATACCTTCACTAACGGGTAGTACAGTTACAAGAGCTACAGAGACTGCAACTGGTGCTGGTAGTGCTGACTTAATAAACTCAACAGAGGGTGTGTTATATGCAGAGATAGCTGCTTTTGAAGTTCAACCTGATTTTTTTATCTCTATGAATGATGGCACTAATAACAATAGAGTAATAATTAAATTTTCAGACGCTATTGATAATCAATTAACAGCATTTACAATAAATTCAACAAATGCTAGTTCAATAACACATACCATATCTAATTTTAAGCAATACAATAAGATAGCTTTGTCTTATAATTCTTCATATTTAAAATTATTTGTCAATGGTCAAGAAGTAGGTACATCTGTCGCTAGTCCAAATCTTCCAGTTGGTTTAAATGTTTTGAACTTATCCAATTTACTGACCGATAAAAATGTTAAAGGTAAACTTAAATCACTTGCAGTATTTGATGAGTCTTTGAGTGATAGCGAACTAACACAACTAACAACGTAATGAGTTTAAGATTAACAGAAATATGCTACCCAGAGGTAAAGAGTTACTACATCGTATGGAACGATAGTGATGCGATAGTATCGTATGGAGTGCTAGAAACCTATCAATGCTTAGAGACTAAGTGGGACAATGTAGACTTATATACTAAGGAAATAGATTGGATAAATATATTAATAGATAACGGTATTAACCCTTTTCCAGAGCAATGATAGTATCAGCGCAAATAGATGAGAGAGAGCTAAATTCTTTGATTAAGGACTTAGAGAAACTTAATATGTCTGATAGTAAAAATAAGACACTATTGAGACAAGGTATGCGAAAAGCTGCTAAGCCTATTTTACAAGAGCTTAAGTCTATTGTGCCAGTTGAAACTAAACAACTTAAAAAGTCTTTAGCTGTTATAAATGGTAAGAACGTAAAAGGTAAACCACCTACAGTATATGTAGGACCAAGAGTAAAAAAATCATTTGCTAGTAAAGAGAAGTCTGGATTTTATTTTTACTTTTTAGAGTATGGATTTAGAGGAATACCAGGACTTAGAATGTTAGATAAGACTGCTGCTAGTAAAGGTAACACAGCTATCAATAGTGTTATAGGAGAAATAAAAAAACTCATTGACAAAAGAATGAAGTAATGGAGATAGGAAAAGTAATATATAATATTTTAAGCAACGACTCAAATGTTGCTCCTTTAGTTACTACAAGTGGCAACTTAAGAATCTTTCCTAGTCGTTACAATTTCCCTACTGACGTTAAGCTACCTTATATTACTTATCAGATGTTTGCAGATGAGCCTAACAACACTAAGAACGGAGTAAGTACATATGACTATGTTAGAGTACAGATAAGCATTTATCATAATAGCTACGCTGATATGATAACTCTAGCTGGTCACGTTAGAACAGCTCTAGACTACGTTAGTGGAACATATAGTGGTGTAGTAGTAGATAAGATATTTTACCAAGACCAGAACGAGCTATACGATGATTCTGCTGGTTCTATTGGTTTATATGGTATAGCACAAGATTACAGATTTAACATAAATAGATAGATATGGAAACCTATAAAGTAAAGATAAAAAAGAACATTGAGTGTAGAGGAGTAGAATATGTAGAAGGCGAATCTTACAAAGTAGTAAGAGCAGTCTTTAACTTCTTACAGCATAACGATGCAATAGATACAACAAAGAAAAAGTCTAAGAAGAAAGAAGAATCTTCTGAGGATTTAGATATTAGCTAATTATAAATTTAAAATTAAAAGAAAATGGCAATTTTTAACGGAACGGATTTAATCCTAAAGGTGTCTCCTAGTAGTACTGCTGGTACTCCAGATACACCAGTAAAGTTGATGCATTCTCAGAATGTTTCAATTTCAATGAATGTAGATACAATAGACATCTCAACTAAAGACTCTAGTGGTTGGAGAGATTTGTTAGGTGGACAAAAATCTTTTAGCCTTAGTGCTGATGGTCTTATGGACTTTCAAGCTGCTGCTGGAGATACTGATGTAGCTGAATTATTTGACCAAATGTTTGACAGAGACGATGTTTCTTTTGTATTTGGTTTGAGTGATGCTGCTGGTTATACTATAAGTGGTAACGGCTACCTTACTAGTTTAGAAATTTCTGGAGGTACAGAAGATGCTCCAACTTACTCTTGCACAATAGAGGGAACTGGAGCTTTAACTAAGTCATAATTGATTTCTTTGTTGGTTGGGGATTGTGCTACGGCACGTCTCCCAACTAGCAATAACTTAAACTAACAAAGATATGTACGAAGTAGTTATAATAAATGGCACGGATTACCCAGTAAGATTTGGAATGAACTCGTTGAGGTTATTCTGTAAAGATACTGGAAGAAGTTTAGCTGACTTAGATAAGCTAGGAGATGGTATGAGCTTAGACGATGCTTGTTATCTAATCCTAAACGGAATAAAAGATGGCTCTAGAGTGAGTGGTCAAGAATGTTCTTTAAATGTTGATGATGTCGCAGACTTTTTAGATGAAGATTTTGACGCACTAAATAAAGTGCTAGAGATATTCTCTAACCAATTCTCTGCTAAATTTGAAACGGAGGGAAACGACAAAGCCACGAAGAAAGTGGCGAAGAAAAAGAAGTAACTTGGGATAAGTTAGAAGCTATAGGTTATGGCTTCGGATTACTACCTAAAGACTTTTGGAGTTTAACTTTCCACGAGTTTCTCTGTATGCAGAAAGGCGTAAACGATAGAGTAGAGAAAGAACAACAATGGGAATGGGAACGAGTAAGATGGTTGGCTTGTGTTAATTTACAGCCACACACTAAGAAAGGACAAAACCTAACTCCTCAAAAGCTGATGAAGTTTGAATGGGAGAAAAAGAAAGTTAAGACCGACATCGAGAAACAAAAGAAAAGAGCAGAATATATTAAAAAGAAATACGAATTGCTAAATAAAGACAATGGCACAGAAAACTCTTAGCGTAAAATTAACATTAAACGACAAGCAATTTATGACTGGTTTGAGGAAAGCATCCTCAACTATGAAAAAGTTTGGACGTAACTTACAAAAGACTGGTCAAAATTTAACTCGTAATTTAACGCTTCCTATTGTTGCTTTTGGTGCAGCTAGTGTTAAGGCTTTTGATGACCAAGTAAAAGCTGAAACAAAACTAAGAACTGCTCTAGGTGGTAATGCTGAAGCATACTCTAGACTTGTAAACCAAGCAAAAGAATTACAAAAAGTTACTTTGTTTGGCGATGAGGCTACTATAGAGGCACAATCTTTTTTAGCACAGTTAGGATTAAATGAGGAAGCTATATTCAGACTAACTCCATTGATTCAAGACTTTGCATCTGCACAAGGTATTAAATTAACAGACGCTGCTAAATTAGTTGCTAAGTCAGTAGGCTCTAGTACTAACGCATTGAGTCGTTATGGTATTGCTATAAGTGGTGCTGTAGGCAGTCAAGACAGATTAGAAAGTGCAGTTAACGCTTTATCTACTGCATTTGGTGGTCAGTCTGAAGCAATAGCAAAGGAAGGTCTAGGACCACTTACACAGCTTAAAAATCAATTAGGAGATGTAGCTGAAGAATTTGGTAAAATAGTACTAGAAAATATAGAGCCTTTTAAAAACTCTCTACAAGGTTTAGCTGATAGGCTATCTAATTTAACTGATACACAAAAGAAAAATATCGTAGAATTTTCTAAGTATGCTTTAATAATTGGTCCGTTAATTTTTATACTAGGACAATTAGCTATAAGTATTGGAGCGATAGCTAAGTCTATAAGATTACTATCGGCTGCACTTGTTAGAAGTCCAATAGGAGCATTTCTAACTATATTAAGTTTAGCTACTGCTGCTTTAGTTGCTTTTGGTTTAGAGTCTAAAGAGTTTAGTTCTTATCAAGAAGATATGAAAAAATCTACTGAAGATACTAATAAAGAACTATCTACTCAAGAGAAACTTGTTACAGAATTAAACGAGGCAACAAAAACATCTGCTGAAAAAGATTTAGATAAAATAAACACATTAAAAGACAAGATAAAAAGTTTAGAAAATGAAAATAAAAACTTTCAAAACTTAATTGATACTCATAAGTTATCAAATAAAATAGATGAAGATTATATAAAGTCTATAGAAAAAACTATTGAAGCTAATGATAATCAAATAAAATCACTAGAAGATTCAATAAAAGGATTTAAGGACTATAAGAATGAAGTTAGAAGTTTAACTTTTGGAGAGTTATTAGCTTTAGAAACTAGAGTAAATAATATTGCTGATGCTATTGCTGATGCAAATTTAGCTGATGCATCTAAAACTTTTGGAGTATTAACTGATATAGATTTAGATATAGGAGAAAAAGAAGAACTAGAAGAAATGGGATTTGATACTGCTAAAGTAGTTGAAAATTTGAATACAATACAAAACGCTATTTTGCAAACTGCTAATGTTTTTTCAAGTTCTTTTAATTCTATGAAAGTTAGTGCTGAAACAACATTTGCTGACATTGGTAAGGCTGCATTAAATTCAGCTAGAGATGTTATAAAAGCTGCTATTGGTCAAGCTATAGCACAACAGATAGCTAAGATAATTGCTAATGTACCATTTCCATTTAATCTTGCTATCGCTGCTGGTGCTGGAACTGCTGTAGGTGCTTTATTTGATAAGGCTATACCAGCCTTTGGAAATGGAGGTATTGTTAGTGGACCAACTTTAGGTCTGATGGGAGAGTATGCTGGTGCTAATACAAATCCAGAAGTCATCGCTCCATTAGATAAATTAAAATCTATGATAGGAACAAACGGAGGCACAACTGAAGTATTTGGTGTAATAAGTGGAGCTGATATATTACTAAGCTCAGATAGAGCGCAAGCAAATAGAAATAGAACAAGAGGTTACTAATGAGCAGAGAAAAGAAACTAGAATTAAGTTTACAGAGTGACAATGGCACTTACTATAGAATAGACGTTTATAACAATAACGCTATTTCTTCAACTAAATACACTCCTAAGTTAGGTGCTGATGGTTTTACTTTAACCTATCAGACTGACAATGACAATCGTTTTACTGGTCTAATTCCAAGTGAAGTTAGCTTTGATATATTAGTTACGGAAGATGGAGAACAAGCAGTAGTTAATGATATTAGAAACTCTGTTTATGGTGGCTTTGATATGTCTATATGGAAAAGCTCTGATGATGTAACTTATGAGCTTTATTGGGCTGGTTTGTTATTAAACGATATATCTCCAGAGCAAGACATTTCTAGACCAACTAGAGTTAAATTAACTGCTGTATGCGGTTTAGCTCCTTTAAAAGACATAGATTTTAATGTAGATACTGGATATAGTACTCCTTCTAGTTACCAAACTTTAACATACTTTCAAAATATATTTAACAATCAAATAGGTTTACAAGACTATTACTGGGGTGTATCTGATGACTATATTTTAACATCTGTAGATTGGACTACGGACACTATGACAAGCGTAGAATATAGAGACCCATTAGTAGCTAGTAGGTTTAACTTTATGGCTTATGTTGATGTAGATGAGGAGAATGGTATAAAGAAATTTAAAAGCTCTTTTGAGTTATTAGATAACGTTTGTAAGGCTTTTGGTATGAGATGCTTTTTATCTGATGGTAAATGGCATTTAATACAAGTAAATAACTATGACAATTGGAAAGCACCTAACACACACTACTACAGAATATATTATAAGAATAGTGGCACAACTATAGCAGCTAGTGGAAGCACAAGTTACACTACAACAGAGGGAACAAACATAAAAAGATATGGAGGCTCGTTTGATTTCTTACCTATTTTTAGAAGTGTAGAAACTTTCTACAATCATCTAAAAACTTATGATATACCTTTCTTTAATTATGTTAATGATTATCCAGCTAATACAAGTGCTGAATTTCAGACTCTATCTACTGAGTTACCTATATGGAATGGGTTTAGGCAAAGTAATCAACTGTATGTAAATCCAGCTCCTCCAGCTACTCAAGTATATTCTATTAATAATAGTTCTGGAGATAATCTTAGAGTATCATTAGGAACAGTAGGAGCAGCTACAAATAGTGCCTTATATTTTAGTAGAGATTTTGCTTATTATCCTAATCCAACTATTATATTTACTCCAGATATAAGTGAAGATGCAAAAAAAATTAAGATATATTTTTACGCTAGATTTGAATTAGAGGGAGCTTCTGATACTTATTATTATCCGTTAGCAAATGAATTAGTTTTAGATTGGTCAACAACACCAGTCTTTACAATCTCAGCAGTTACTGAAGCATTACAAATTGCTGATTCATTTCCTATATATAGCCAATTCTTGACTAATATAACTGCACAAACTACTCAGATTCCAGTTGATGGAGATTTATATTTATCAATATATGCTAGAGCTTACTATGATACAGTACAATATCAATCAGTAGGTACAGAGATAACAGAATCTACTACAATTATTGACCCTACATATTTATATATATTTTCTCCTCCACAATTCTTTGCAGATGACCAACAAGGGATTAGATATTTATTAGATAATGAATTATCTATAAAAAAGTTTTTCAGAGCATTTAACCAAGAGGGTGGCTCAACTATTCAAAATGGTGTAAAGTTTGAGATACCAGAATTGTTTATAGGAACTGGACCAACAAGTGGAGCAGTAGGTAGAATAGAGACATTTAATTACACTACTTCATCTTGGGAGACTGATGGAATGAATGACACTTGGAAAGCATATAATACTGGTACTGGTAAAGAAATTACACAGCTTTTAGTTGAGGAAGTTATGAAAGGACAAGCTAGTGGAGCAAGAGTATTTAACGGAAGTCTAAAGCTAACAAGTGGAGAGCTTAATTATTTTGAAGGAATAGAAATAGATGGAACTGCTTTTATACCTTATCAAGTTAGTTATAATGCTAACGAAGATACTTGGTCTGGAGAGTGGTATGGAATTGATTTAAGTAGTAATACATTAAGTTTAGTGACTGGTGTGATTTCAGATATACCAGTAGCAAACGAATTTACACCTTGGTAAAATGGGAAATTTAGTAAATTATTTAAGAGGAGAAAGTGTAGCAGTAGTATCACAACAGACTACCAGCTTGACATTGACTTTCATCAATATAATACCAACTACTAGCACTAATACACTTTTAAAAAATGGAGATAAGGTTTATGTTATATGTGCTGATACTGGCTCTAGTATAGAATTAACTTTAGATGCTGATATAAGTTACAATTCAACTCGTATTACATTTGCTTCTACTACAGTCAGTCAATTAATTCCTGGAGGTAGTGTTGTTATATTAGACAGAGAAAATAAATATGACTCACTATTTAGAGACTATACTATAGTAACTCATAAACTTTTTGAGTCTGGTAATACACACGGTAATACATCTTTAATAAATCCTAGATACCCTAGTATAATGGATATTGATGGTGGTAGTACTTGGTCTAATTTAGATTCCTTAGCTAATTCATACGTCAATAATAGCATTTTTAGAAGTCCACACAATGGATGTAAAATAGAGAGAATTACTTGGGATATTAACACAGATTCTACTACTGGTCATAACGGAGTATTTGAGTTATGGCAGAAGAGGATAACAGAGAACGGAAATACTGCATCTGTAATATCATTAGTAGATGATTTTGCTTTTACATCTCAAAACGATGTAAACTATGTATTCAACAGAGATGTAGAACTAACAACTACACTTGCTAATACTGAATGTCTTATACCAGCTTTTAGAAAAACTGGAAGCGCATCTAGTAGTGATAAATTTTATGCAACATTAACGCTTTTAATAAGCACAGACCCACGACAATAATGAAAAATATGATAAAAGAAAATGCTGACGTTTTAGGTTTAAATAGCGTATCTCTATCAATCAGCTTTACAACATTACACGAGATGCTACAGATAACTCTATTAGTTGTCTCTATTATATATACTATAGATAGATTTATGTATTACAGAAACAAGAGAAAGAATGGCAAAGGTAATAAGTAATAACTTTAGAAAGAAACCTAAAGTAAAACGTAAGGTACACTCAAAGAATCTTAGTAAATCACAAAGAAAAAAACCAAGCAGAGGACAAGGATGAATCTAAATATTTGGAAGAAAAGCGTAGAAAACATAGAGAAAGAAATGGCATTGAAATATTTTAAGCTAAGTGAGTTTGAGTCACCTGACTTACCTAATGTTAATAATATGTGTCCTAAATTCTTAAAAAAATTAGATAAAGCTAGGGCAATAGCTGGTATACCTTTTTTCATTACAAGTGGTTATAGAAGTCCACAACATAATTTAGATGTTGGAGGAGTTCAAGATTCAGCACATACATTAATACCTTGTAAAGCTGTAGATATAGCTTGTGATAATAGCATAAATAGACAAAAGATTATAAGAGCTTTAGCTGAGGTTGGCTTAACAAGGAGACTTGGCATTGCAAAATCATTTATACATACTGACGACTCACAAAAGACTGACGCTATATGGCTATACTAGGAAATATATTAGGTAATTTATTAAGCAAAGCTGATACAATTATTGACGAATGTATCACAAGCACAGAAGAAAAAATGCAGTTAAAAAACGAGCTGCAAAAGATTATACAAGAGCAAGAGGCTTTAATAGAACAAGAAGTTACTAAACGATGGGAGTCAGATAACTTACAATCTAGTTGGCTTCCTCGTAACATCAGACCATTAGTTTTAGCTTGGCTTGTTGTTTCAACTACTTTGCTTATATTTATAGATGCTGGAGCTATAGATTTTGTAGTAGATGACGAATGGAAAAGCACAATAACTGCAATCTTAACTATAACGATTGGAGCTTATTTCGGTTCGAGAGGATTAGAGAAAATCAAAAATAAATGAAAGACTTTAAAAGGTATAGACTTAAACCAGACGAATGGAGTCTGATAGATAAATATAGACATTATAAAAAGCAAAACAATGAAGAAAGCAATGTTCTTGTTATTGGAGATTTACACGAGCCTTTCTGTCTTGAGGGATACTTGGAGTTTTGTCTCGATACCTACCATCATTATAAGTGTACTGACGTAATCTTTATAGGAGATATAATAGACAATCACTATTCGAGCTATCACGAGACTGATGCAGATGGTTTAGGTGGTGGAGATGAGCTAGAACTAGCAGTAAGCAAGATAGCACATTGGTATAAGGCTTTTCCAGAGGCTAAGGTTTTGATAGGTAATCACGATAGAATGATTATGAGAAAGGCACAAACATCAGCTATACCTAGTAAATGGATAAAAAGTTATCAAGATGTATTAGAAGTGCCTAACTGGGAGTTTCTAGAAAGATATGTCTTAAATGATGTTCAGTATATACACGGAGAAGCTGGAACAGCTAGAACAAAGTGTAGAGCTGATATGATGAACACAGTACAAGGTCACTTACATACTCAATGTTACACAGAGAACTATGTAGGTGCTAAATATAGAATCTTTGGAATGCAAGTAGGTTGTGGTATTGACCACGAATCTTATGCTATGGCTTATGCTAAGGCTGGAAAGAAACCAGCTATTGCTTGTGGTGTAATCCTAAACAATGGAAAAACACCAATAAATGTTATGATGCAACTATAATTTTTATATATTTGCAACGTTTTTGGTTAGAAATAATCGTGATAAGTGAAATTATTAGTTTGTTTTTAGGGGATATTTTAGCGAATATCCTCTTTTTTTATGCCTATATTTAAAAAACTTTAACATTTTTTTACTCTAGTAAACTAAAAAAAATACACTTTTTCTGTTAAAAAGTTTGCACAGAATAAAAAAGCGTTGTATATTAGCACCATAATTAACAAACTAAAACACAAAAATTATGAATTCTAAAGTAATCGAAAGACTAGCAAAACAAGAAGTAAAATGGGAAGCTAAATTTGGCAGAACTATAACACTAGAAGAAGCTAAAATCAAAGTAGCAAAGAAACTAGCTAAATTAGAAAAAGAAAATACTTACCCTTACTAAGTAGAAAGATAATAACAATGGGGAGAGCAATCTCCCCTTTTTAAAACAACTAACAAAGGTTAAAACGATTGACAAGAACACGAAACATAAGGGAGTCAATACACATAGATAAGCTCGGTAGTATTAAACTCTTGTCAAGAGGGGGAAATGTAGCAATAAAAATACAAGGAGATAACATCAGAAATAGCTAATTGTATTACAGACTGAACCACCTTTTTTTAAAACAACTAACAATGCAAGATTTACACAAACCAACATACTTAGATGCTAAAATGGAATTAGGTACTCAAGTACAATTCTTTAGCTTTACATTAACAAATTTATGCTCTTATTTAATGGTTATAGCGTTTCTAACGCTTCTTCTATTGAATTTGATACCAACATACTACACAGAGGTGTTAAGCCTTTATACTGGCTCTTTTATCACTATGGTAGTTTTTTATATTAAATACGGAACTAATTAAAATCAATAAATATTATGGAAAAAGTAGTAAAATCAGTAAAACAATTAGGAGATTTTGAATCTCAGTATGGACACTTTTATAAGTGGCTATTAGAGTTTGAAGATGGATTTAAAGGCGAGTACCTATCCAAGACAGAAACTCAAAACAAATTTATAGAAGGACAAACAGCTTCAATAGAAGTAACTACAAGAGAGTACAACGGTACTACAATCAACAAAATCAAACCAGCTTCTACGTTTCAAGGTGGAGGATTTAAATCCAACACTAGCAGTAAAATGACTAAAGAAGAATGGAACGCTAAAGACAAAAAGAAAGAGATGTATATTGCAAAACAAGTATCTCTTAAATGCGCTATAGATTATTGTATAGCTAATGATGGTGGACCAGCAGAGATTATTGAGATTGCTGATTCTTTTACAGAATGGATTATAAACGATGTTAAACCAAAATCAACAAACAATGGCACAGACTTACCTTTTTAGTAAACAATCACGAGACGAAGTATATGACCACGATACAAGCTACTGCTTTAGACTAAGACGTGGCAAAGGGTGGTTACATTTAAACAAGAAAGCAACAGAGCTAATAGAACACGATGACCACTTTGAACTTAGACTAGCAGATTGGTATATTAATGTTGGAGATAAATATATCTCTGAAACAATTATAAGACAAGAGCAATGTCAAGAGCTTCAAGAATGGTATTTAAAACAAAAACAATATGAAAAAGAAAGAGCGAATAGACAAGATACTTAAAGAATCTCATCTTATAATCAACTCTGCTACTGGAACTGACATTAGTAAGACGTGCAGAGAGAACGCTAGGAGAGAATCTAGGAAAGTACTTAGGAAGCTAAAAGACATAGCTCCTGAGATTTATGAACGAGTAAAACCAGAATTTGATGGATAAAGTAGAAAGAGTTAAGAACGTAGTCTGCTACGTTAGTAAGATAAGTAGAAAGCAACTACTATCTAAAAGCAGAGAACGTTACATAGTGGACAACAGACGTATGGCTTTTGTAATTTGTAGAGATATATTAGAACTAGGCTGGTCTAAGATAGCTAGAGAGTTTAATTTAAACCACGCTAGTATAATGCACCACTACAAAAAGCATCAAGACTTAATGGCTTACGATGAGTATTATAAAAACAAATACAACGACATTCTAGAAGTCTTTAAGTTACAGATTGACTATGTTGAGCCTAAAGAGCTTATAAGAGAGATAGTTAATATTAAAAAGCAACGATATAACGATTATTTAAAACAAAAACTAAGAGAGAATGAAGGTAAAGGACAAAGTGAAACAACTTTTATTGGATAATCCATCTAATAGAGATTCTGATAGTAAACTAATAGCTAACTACTGGTATTATGAATTAAATAAAAAAGGTGTAGATTTACACCAGCTTAGTGCTTTTGATTTGCTTAAATACTATGCAGATAGTAGATTAACTAATGCAGAGTCAATAAGACGAATGAGAGCAAAGTTGCAAGAGCAACACATTGAGCTGAGAGGTAAGAAATACAATCTTAGAAAGACAACAATTCAAAACAAAGTTAGAAAGGAATTAGGATATGAAGCGAATTAGAGTAGAGAAGTCTAAGAACTTTACCACAATCAACAATGAGTTTATATTTAACAAGAACTTGTCGTTAAAAGCTAAGGGATTGCTTTGTCATCTCTTGGCTTTGCCTAACGACTGGAAGCTATACGTTGAGGAGGTAGAGAAATGGAGTACAGATGGCAAGTCTGCTATCTACTCTGCTTTTAAAGAGCTGACATCTAATGGCTATATGAAACGAGAGCAAATAAGAGAGAAAGGTAAGATAGTTAGCTGGGATTATATAGTCTTTGAAAAACCACATACCGATTTTCAAGAAATAGAAAATCAAGATGTAGAAATTCTAGATGTAGAAAATCAACCACTACTAAATACTAATAATACTAAATACTTAAATAAACTAAATACTGATAATACTAAAACAGAAAGGGATTATCCTTTTGAATTAAATTTAGAGGCTTGGAATTTATGGAAAGAATTTAGGAAAGAGCAGTTTAGAAATACCTACAAACCACTAGGCGAATCAGCAGCTATTTCTAAGCTATTAAGAATCTCCAACAACAACAAAGAAAACCAGGCGCAAATTATTCAGCAGTCTATAGAGAATGGATGGAAGGGATTATTTGAGCTTAAAACAGAAAAACAAACCAAAGTCCAAAAGATACTAACTAACTATCACAAAGGACTAGAAATGATTAATAAAGAATACGATGGAACTAAATAAAATATACAATGAAGATTGTTTAGAAACGATGGCTAGAATGCCTAATAATTTTGTAGATGTTATAATAACTTCTCCTCCATATAATAAAGCTGGATATGAAGGTAAAATAAGAAAAAGACATAAGAACGATACTTGGAAAAGTCGTAACATTGACTACAATGATAACTCTAATAATGATTTTATGAATGAATTAGAATATCAAGATAAACAAATAAAAGTTCTTAATGAAATGCAAAGAGTTCTTAAAGATAATGGAAGTGTTTTTTATAATCACAAGATAAGAGTTGCTAATCACAAAGCATCACATCCAATAGAATGGATTTTAAAAAGTAATTTAAATTTTAGACAGCAAATTATTTGGAATAGAAAGGGCAGTCCAGCTCTTAGTCCTATAAGATATTTTCCTACTACTGAATTAATATTTTGGCTAACTAAAACAAATATACAGCCTAACTTTATAAGACACAAAAACTTACATTTTTCTGGAGAAGTATGGGATATTACTCCAAAACCTAATAAATTACATCCAGCTCCATTTCCAGAAATATTACCAGATAATATTCTTAAATGTATACAAGATAAAAAAGATATAATAGTTTATGACCCATATAGTGGAACTGGCACTACTTGTAAAGTAGCTAATGATTATGGATTTAATTTTATAGGCAGCGAAATTGTGACAAGCTATATAGATATATTCTATGATAGAATAAATACTAAACAAATTAATTTATTTTAAAATGACTAAAGAACAAACAGCAGAACTAAATCTATTGATAGCTACCTTTAGATGCTTTAATGAGCAACTATACAACTTGAAAGGCGCTCACGCTGGAATAGTAAAGCTAAAATTCAACAGACTTTTAAAAGTAGCTGCACAATATGAAAGAGAGATACTCCAATGGACTGAGGGAAGTAAAGAACTAGAGCTGATATATGACAGCCTTATGGAAGTACTAATAGAAGTAAAAAAACAAGTGAATGATTAATTACTTAGATATAAAAGAGCGCAAAGATGTTACTGTAAAAAAGATGTTTGAGATTTACAAGACTGACAATAAATACAGAAACAGAATAACTTGGGATGCACATTATTTAATAACTGGGTGGAAACAC